CAGAGAATATTACAGACAGCTTATAACAAAATCGCTGAAACTTGGCATAGATGCTAAAACTGTAAATTCGGTTTATGGCAAAGGATTTGTACCTGTTTTTGATGTACAGCTTGGAACACCTCTTGACAAGGTTAAACTCAAAGGCAATGAATATATTTACATAAGTCAGAAGCTAAATGGTTGTCGTTGTGTCAGCTTTAATAATAAACTTTTTACACGTTCCGGGAAAGAATATACAGGTCTTGACCATATAATTACCGACATTCAAAAGTTTAATCTTCCTGACCTTGTGTTTGACGGAGAGCTTATCCGTAAGAATACAGACGGTAAATCAGACAGTGAAAATTTTCAAATCGGTACGGGAATTGCTAATAGTAAAGATACAGACAAAACTTGTCTTGAATATATAATTTTTGATTGTCTCCCAAAGAATGAGTTTATGGCTGGTGAGAGTTTATTCAAATACGGTTGGCGCAAGAAGTATCTTACTGATATAATTGCAAAGAAGATTAAAGATAATAATATTGAGAATCTTAGAATTGTGCCAATGTGGTACGAGGGTACAGACCATTCGCAGATACAAAAATGGCTCGATTATGCAGAAGAAACAGACAAGGAGGGCGTTATTCTGAACTTAAACACCACATACAAATGCAAGAGAACAAAAGAATTAATCAAAGTAAAGTGTTTTTATGATTGTGATATAAAGTGTGTTGATATTGAGCGAGGCACAGGCAAGAATGCAAGCACTCTTGGTTCAATCCTTTGTGAGTATAAAAATAATATCGTAAAGGTCGGTTCTGGCTTTACCGATGAAATGAGAAATTATTATTGGAATAATCCTAATGAAATTATTGGTAAGATAGTTACAGTTAAGTATAAGGAAGAAACTCAAAATAAGGACGGCAGCTACTCTTTGCAGTTCCCTGTCTTCCAAGCAGTCAGATTTGATAAATCAGAGCCAAGTATATAAATAAAACATAATTATAAAATAAATATTTGAAAAATAATAAAAATCAAATATTTTTCAATAAATAATTCACTTAACCCCTTGACAAATACATTTGTAAGTGTTATACTATGGATAGTAAATTCCTTAGACAATATTAAATTGCTAGAAATGAGGTGATATTTACGAATTATAAAAAGTTCTTAGTGTTAGTCAAGGGGTATGATTTTAAGTATTTCTAGTATTTCTGAATTGCTGATATAATCGGTAATTTCAAAATCAATGAAAAGAAAGGATGGTAACAATTATGTTAGTAGCAGTTGGGACAATTATGATGGGTGTTATCACCCTGATTTTCTGCGATAACAACAATCATTATGCTGTATAAAGTATATGGCTAATGGAATATAATTTTTGAAAGGATAAATTTTTATGAACGATTTTTTATTTGACTTTAGAAATGATGTATCAGTTGATTTTTCTCCCGGTGTTTCTCCTACAGTAACCCTGACCGCAACAAGAGAACTAACTAAAGATGTGGCTGATCTTATAGCAGAAATCAACGGTATCAAGAATTATAATTCAGAATCGTTAAAGTCAATTCTTAACAGAAAGGATAATAAGATGAATAATACTAATCCCCGCATGGATATTGTGGATTATACATACACTCCTGTTGATAAGTACGATGATAGGGGCAACAAGACTACATATATGAAGACAACTCTCTCGTTCAGAGATAACACTGAAACTTCAGTTCTCTGCCCTGTTGATAAGGCTGATAAGTATTATGGGTTTTACGCTTGTTATGCTAAGCACATTGCCGGTGGGAATAAGATAAATGATGAAGCCGAATATTGGATTGAAATTCTGCCAAAGAAACTCGAAAAGGAACGTCTTGCTGAAGAAAAGACTCTTGCTGAAGAAAAGAAGATTGAAGAGCGTGATAAGAAGCGTAGAGAAAAGAAGAGAGTAAGAATGGAAGCAATCAGACGTAAGAAAGCTTATGATGCTGCTAAGCTTGCTAATGAAAAGTATGGCATTCCGATGGAATTTACATATAAGAATGATTGAATGAAGGAGCATATTATGAATAGAGAAGATAGAGTAGAAATTGAAATACTTCATGGTGTTGAAGGAAATTGTGTTGTTATTAACAATCGCCGAGTTGCAGGAAATAAACCGTGGGGTGGTGGCAGTATAATTGGAGAATACAAAAGTACAGTAGAAGATATTTTTAAAGCATTACATATTTCTTCTGATAAAATTGATGAAATTTGTAAGGAGTTAAGCAGTTATGAGGATTAAAATTCGCAAAGGTGTTTTTGAAACCAATTCGTCAAGTATGCATAGTTTAGTCGTTAAGAAAGAAAATGAATATTATACTCAGGAAGAAATGACTGGAAGAATGTATCTTGATGATAATGGTGTATGGAAAATTTGGAGCGATGACGATTTGCATTTTGGGAGAGAACCCTTTCAATGCTTAGGCGATTTCAGTAAAAAGGTAAAATACGCCATTGCTTCTTTGTGTGGGTATAATGACAATGCAAAAGAGACGTTTGACAATATTGTCAAGTTAGTACATGAAATTTGTCCTGCTTGCACAGATATTGTATTGCCTACAGAATATTCATATGAAGATGATAGTAATACAACTTATTATGGTTATGTAGAAGAGGATATTTTGAGTGATTTTCTTGCAAAAGAGAATATCACTCTGAAGGAATTTCTCTCTAATAAAAAGTATATTGTCATTGTTGATGGTGATGAATATTGTATTTATAAATCCATGAAAAGATGTGGTATGATTAACACCGACAACATTGAAAAAGAATATCCTAATTATCCTAATTACGGGACAATATGTGGTACACTGTGAGGCATAAGGAGAATAACATGAAAATTCAAATTAGAAGAAGTGTATTTGAGACCAATTCATCATCTGTTCATTCAATTACAATGTGTTCAAAAGATGATTTTGAAAAGTGGGAGAACAACTCCAACTATTATTTCTTGTATCGTTATAATAAGCCCGGTCTTATAGGGACAAAAGAAGAAATGATTAAAATGCTAAAATCGGAGACATGGAGAGATGGTACTCCTGTATACTCAGATGTAGATTGGGATAATGAAGTGTCTGTTAAGGACTTATTCGTGGAGAAAAATATACTTACATCAGATGAATATTTTGACAGGTATAATGAATATCTTGAAACATTTGTCGAATATTACACTACTCCAAAAGGGGAAGATGTTGTTGCTTTTGGTTATTACGGTTATGACGGTTAATATATAAGGAGAAGAAGAAATGGAATTACTTGGAGCATATAAACATGACCTTTTTGATGACAGATGGTACAAAAATTCGTAAAACAAATGATGATGAGTTTATCCCGGCATATGCTGAAAATATGGACGTAAAGATTTCAAATTACTGTGATATGAATTGCCCGTACTGCCACGAAGGTAGTTCTACAAGTGGCAAACATGGTGATATAATGAATCAGAAGTTCATTGATACTTTACATCCTTATCAGGAACTTGCTATTGGCGGGGGAAATGCTCTTAGCCACCCGGATTTAATTCCATTTCTTCAGAAACTTAAAGAAAAGAAAGTCATTGCAAATATGACTGTTAATCAGGTACATTTTGAAGCAAATCAAGATTTAATCAGAAAGCTGGTTGAAGAAAAACTGATTTATGGCTTAGGCATTAGTCTGATCTCCCCTACTCAAAAATTTATTGAAGCTATTAAAGGATATCCTAATGCGGTTATTCATGTTATTAATGGAGTATTCTCCGAAAACGACTTAATGAATTTGCAGAATAATAATCTGAAAATTCTCATTCTCGGATATAAGGAACTTCGTAGAGGCAATGAATATCTTGATGAGAACCGTATAACTATAGATAATCGCAAGCGTTGGTTAAAGGCTATTCTCCCGGATATAATTGATAGATTTAACACTATCAGTTTTGACAACCTTGCTATCGAGCAGTTAGATGTTAAGAGATTAATGTCCAATGAGAAATGGGAACAATTCTACATGGGCAATGATGGAACATCAACATTCTATGTGGATATGGTTGAACAAAAATTTGCTAAGAGTTCAACTGCTCCGATGAATAAAAGATATGATTTACTTGATTCGGTAGATGAAATGTTCAATATAATTCGTAATAATGAAAGGAATAAATAATGACAGATAATAATTCTAAGAATACAAATGTTGATTCTAAATTAAATAAAACATTTAATGTATTTTGGAAAATAGTAAATCGTCTAATATATGTTTTTTATGTAATTATTTTTTGCGTTCACCCCATAATATTAAAAACACAAGGTCTAATTGATTGGAGTTGGTTTACTGTTTTACTTCCTTCAATTATTGTTGTGAGTTCCCTTTTTATTTTATTTATGTTTTATTTGTGTCTATTTAAAGGAATTGATATTTTTCACCTATATAATAAAACAAATTATAAAACTTCTGATGGTATCAATATAAGTTATTGGGCAAGAAAGGATCAGTCTAACACACAAGGTGGTGATAAAAATGCTTAACACCCTTGTGTAAAAGAATGCCCATATCGTAGTACATATTGTAAATTATCCTGCGAAAAATTCAAGACATATGAAACTGAAAAGAAAATTGAATGGGAATTAAATGAGCCTAAAAGACACGCTGATATGGCATATAAAGCATATAAAGCTGAAAGAAGTAACGAGAATTTTAAGAGATGGTGTACTAAAAGGAAATTCGTATAAAGGATAAATAGTAAATGAATAAATATTTAAGTATCATTTCAAATTTTGGTTGCCATTATTCTTGCCCTTATTGTATTGTAAAGAACAATAATCTACGCATTCCTAAGAGTACAATATCTGGGCTAGATAGATTGCAAACAGAAATTGAAAATAACCATTGCAATTGGGTTTCAATATCCGGTGGTGGAGACCCTTTATGGGAATATAGTCGACATATGGATTGGTATAACAGATTTTTTGATATTATCAAAAAGACAGGAAATATTAAAACCGAATTACATACAAGTATGATAAATGTTTCCGAAGCTCCATATGCACTATTTGATAGAGTCGTATATCATTTGCATGATTTTGAACAGCTCAAAAGCATAAAACAAGTATGGAACGAAACCGTGAGAGTAGTTTTTGTGGTGTCGGAAAATTTTACAGAAAATTTAATTAACAAAATTGCAGAATTTTGTGATAAGTCTAATCAGATTGATGAATTAAGTTTCAGACAAATGGTAGATAATCATTATCATGAAACAAACTACTGTCAAGATTATCTTCAAGCTGGGCATAAAAGACTGTGGTGGTATATTGAGCAGAATGACTATAATTTATATTACTGTGAAAATAAAGTATATACAGAATATAAATTAATAGGAAAATAATATTAGAATAGAAACTTGATTTTATTGTGATATTAAGTTTTGAGATTTAGAAAGGATATCATTTTGCAACCTATATTTAAGGAACAAATAAAGATGTGGTCTGATTTTGGATTTAATATTCCAATTTCAGAAGGACGATTTTGGTTAGACAATGGAATTATAAAAGGTTTTACTCATGATGGCGAACTCCATAAACTCTATAAATACAGGGTTTGTGACGATCTTACAGTAAACATTACAGAACACAAAGATTTCAAAAGCACAATAAAATCAAGTTTTAGAGAGGATATTTTTGAAACTTGGGAAGAAGCGTATCAGAGATTAGCATCAGATTTGCAAATTAAGATTGACGAAAGCCTTGATGTAATCAGAGATGCAGTTAAAAAGTATTCTGATTATGAATTTTGGTGTACTACAAGCACAGGTAAAGATAGTACCGTTACGCTAAATTTAGTTCAGCAAGTTAAGCCTGATATAAAGGTCATGTTCAATAATACAAGTTGTGACGTAGCCGATACATATAAGATTGTAAAAACTCACTCAGATTGGATTGTGACTAATCCGAAAGAGGGTATATATAATTTCTTTAAGAGAATGAATTATATACCCACAAGATTTTCAAGAGGATGTTGTTCAATTTATAAAGAGGGAGCTTCAGTAGAATATTTCAATAATCACAATGTAGATAAACTTATTCAAATTATGGGAATACGAAATGATGAAAGCAATACACGTTCAGGTTATGATTTCATAAAGCATAATACAAAATGGTCTAATCCAAATTGGTTTGCTTTGTATCCTATTCGTAAATGGTCTGATTTAGATGTGTGGTTATATATTCTACATAACAACCTTGAAATTAACTCTAAGTACAGAAATGGATATTCAAGGGTCGGGTGTGCCATATGTTGCCCGTACTATACAAAATCCACTTGGGTACTAGATAAATATTGGTATCCTACACTTTATAATCGGTGGCACATGATTCTCCAGAAAGTCTTTCTGGAGAATCAGAGGTGGCAAAAGGTTAATTGTACTTTATCAGAATATCATTCGTGTTGGAATGGTGGACTTCTTCGTCCTGAACCAACCGATGAAGTAATCAGAGAAATGATGAATTATAAAGGTATAACTGATTATAATGTAGCCAAACAGTATTTCAATAAAACCTGTTCTGAATGTGGCAAAAATGTAAGACAGAATGATGTACTTGCTATGAATATGAAATATCATGGCAGAAATGTGACTGAGGTTAAGTGTAAGAAATGTTTGATGAATGAATTAGATATGAGCAAAGAAGAATGGAGCAAAAAGGTAGAAGATTTTAAGAATCAAGGGTGTAATTTATTCTAAATAGCAATTTAGCATTTATTGAATGGCTCTATAAATGGCTTTGTAGAGCCATTTATAAAACAAGGAATTACAATAAAATAGATTTTTTATCGTAAGAGGAGATGTAATTTTGATTGTAGCTCAAACAAATATGAAGAAATACCCTAAAACCTGTACAAACTGTAAATTTGCTTATGGTTGTGGTTATACAAAAGTTTCACATGGAAATTTTACATATCGTGTGAAAAAGTGTATTTTTACAAATAAAAAAAATACCATATGGATATGTAAAGGAAAAGAATAATTAGTGTTATATAAAACCGCATAATTGTCCTTTGATGGAGATATAATTGCAATAATAGTAATTAAAAAGGAGGTATAAAAATGAACAATACAAGTGATAATACAATAAATCATAAATGCCCTTGCTGTGGATATACAACAGAATTTGACTGTTGGAGGAAGAATGATAAGGGTGAATTTGAAACAGTGACTGTTCAAGGTGATGAATCATTCATAATTATTAAAAGCTGTGAGCCTGACACTTATGCTTTTAGAACTGATACAGAAAGAAAAGCTGATTGGGGTTCTCCTGTTTATGAAAAAATTTTACTTTTAGGTTGCCCGAAATGCGGGTGTGTTTCATTTACTAGAGATTTTTATTAAGGATTTTAAGGAGGGCAAATAATGAAATCTAGCATTACTAACAAAAATGAAAAGACATCTGAAATTACAAATATTAGTTTAACACATCATGGATTAGATGTAATATATAACCGTTTAATTCAACAAATAGATGTTTTTAACGACCACGAAAATGTATTAAGAATTGACTTTAACGATTCACAAGAAATAGAGATTCTTATTAAGATATTACAGGATTTTTCTGAAGCAATAAAATTCAGATGCCAATATGATGAAGAAACTTGGAGACGCACAGGCTTTAGGCTTTAATTTTTGGGGAGTATAATCAAATGAAAAAGGTTTTATTTTTTACTGGGGCAGGAATAAGTGCCGAATCAGGTATACCGACTTTTAGTGAACAAGACGGACTTAGAGATAAGTTGACACGTTCTTTCGCATTAAATCACAAAGAAGAATACAGAAAAACTATAAAGCAAATGTGTGATGTAGTCAACAAGGCAAAGCCTAATGATGCTCATCTTGCTATTGCAAAATATGGTTTCCCTGTTATTACAATGAATATAGATGGGCTACATCAGAAAGCCGGTTCAAAGAATGTAATTCCTATACATGGAAGAATGCCCGAGCCACACGAGTTGTATGCTGACAATTTTAATGAATTAACCGGATTGCCTGTTCTTTATGGTGACAGCGCCCCTGAATATGGAACTGCAATAGACAAAGTTAATGAACTTAGAGATGGAGATAAATTTATCATTGTAGGAGTATCTTTTTACACTATGATAAGTGAACAGTTAAGATATATAGCTTCATGCAGAGAAGCAGATGTAATAATACTTAACGAGTGTGCAACTATTGAAGTCCCGGAGATTTGTAAGAGATTACATGATGACGGATATATAGGATTGTAATATAAGAATTTGCAAATTTCGATGCTCACAAATGGCTCTGTTAAGCCAACTATTTTACAATAAAACGAATGTTTTATCGGAGTGTTAAAGAAAACATTTATGATGAGTTAATAATAAATTAAAAGGAGATAAATATGGATAAAGTAAAGCTAATAATGAATACTCTTTTCGCCGGAATTGGTTGTCAAGAAAGAGGTTTTGAAAACTCAATTTTATTTGATGTTGATGTAGTAAATATTTCAGAAATCAACAAGGAAGCAGTGCTTAGTTACGCAGCTATACACTGTGGTTTAACACCAGAAATGATCGATACATATACTGATTATCCTTCGAGAGAAGAAATGGCAAGACAGCTCACAGAAGTTAATTTAGGGTATGACCCAGAGAAGAATAAATCTTATGACTGGTATAAACTTTCTCGGCGTAAATCTAGCGATATCAATAAGTATTGGCTTGCTAATAAATTAACTCATAACCTCGGAGATATAAATAAAATTGAGTTTTTATCATATGCTGATTTGTGGACAATCTCGTTTTGTTGCCAGGACATCAGTGTAGCGGGTAAAATGAGAGGTTTAAAGCCAGATAGTGGTACAAGAAGTTCTCTGCTTTGGGAAAACATAAGACTTCTCAAAAAGGCAAAAGATGATGGAACGCTTCCGAAGTATCTTATGTTTGAAAATGTTAAGAATCTTGTAAGTAAGAAATTTATTGATGACTTTAATAATCTGCTTGAAGTCCTTGATGAACTCGGTTTTAATTCCTATTGGAAAGTTCTCAACGCAAAGGACTGTGGAGTTCCCCAGAATCGTGAGCGTGTGTTTGTAATCAGTATTCGTAAAGATATTGATAATGGTACATATGATTTTCCGAAGCCTTTTGATACAGGCATTAGACTTAAAGATGTTCTTGATAAAAATGTTGATGAAAAGTATTATTTGAGTAAAGATATTCAAGAACGTTTTCATATTACAGACAGCACATTTACTAAGAATATAGTTGACACTACAAAGCCAGACTTTAGGACTATTGGGCAGCGTGATTTAGTTTATCAGCAAGATTCAATAATGGGTGCTTTAGTGGCAACAGATTATAAACAGCCAAAGCAAATAGTTGAAACCAATAGTTGTATTCAAGTAGGGGACTTAAATCATTATAATTATGATGAAATGAATAGGGTTTATTCAAAAGAGGGTTGTTCTCCCACATTAAATACAATGCAAGGTGGAGATAGACAACCGAGAGTTCTTGAACAGAATGAGGCAGGTGTTGTAGAAAATTTTCGTGTCCGTAAGCTAACACCTTGTGAATGTATGAAGCTTATGGGCTTTACAGAAGAAGATTGTGCTAACGCTAAAAATATCGGTATTGCTGATAGCCAGCTTTACAAGCAGTCCGGAAACGGAATAGTTACTAACTGTGTAGAGTTGCTTGCAGAACATCTATATAAGGCACAATATGATAATACATATAAGTGTACTGATGAAAATTTTATATAACCACAGATGAACTTGACTGTGGAAATAAATTAATTCAAGTTGCTGAAATTGATAAACCTGAATGGAGAGAAAGTAGACGTAGAGTTTATTCTATCAATGGTGTTTCCCCTACCCTACATGGTATAGGTTGCGGGGGAAACACAGAACCAAAGATTATGATTTAATTTTTAAAACTAATATTCACAAACCTCTTATTTTCTAGGGGTTGCGAATATTAAAAATACAATGAAAGTTTCATTCTATGATGGAAGGAGAAGTGAAAATGTCTGAAAATGAATTAAAATCCTGTCCGTTCTGCGGAGGAAAAGCCGAAATATTCTATTGGCAAGGGTACATTAACGATGAATGCCACTCAAACTTAACGTGTACAACGTGTGGTGCTGGGTTTCACGATATTTTATCGGAAGAAGACGCTTTTAAAGCGTGGAATAGGAGGATTAATAATGGTGAATATATTAATCGTGAAGCAGTTATAGACATAATTAATGATTTAAATTTATTCAAGTCATACGATGAATATTCAGTTGTGTTTGATGCGATTGATAATTTACCTACTATTTGAAAGGAGTAAAATGAAAATGAATAAATTTAGACGTAAAATTGAAAGATTAATTTTCGTCCCATATTTCTTATTCAAGGTAACATTCATATATAAATCCAAAGACATTAAGAGATATTATTTTGCTAAATTAAGACGATTTTATGTGAATGGTTATTGTTCTGAACGTCAGTATAAATTTCTGATAAAGATATTAGGTTTATAAAGAGGTGATTAAAATGATTCAAGTATTATTTGAAAATTCAAATGGCAAAACAAGAACTGTTGGCGAAGCAATTACACAAAAAGAAGCTTACGAAGTAATAAATAAGTTCCTCAATGAGCACAATTATAAGTCTTATTACGTGAGGACATGGAAAACTGATGATAAGACTACTGCTGTTGACGTAGGAAGTCATACGGAGAAATTTTATTTTAAGGAAATATAAATAAGCATAAAGGAGGAACAGCAAAAATGACTAACGAAAAATTAAAAGAAATTGAAGACCGCCTGCTTGAAAAAGGCAACAGGCACAGGGACGTGGCGGTAAAAGAGATTGACGCCCACACGCGAGGGTACATATTGGGCGTAAATGACGCGCTTACAGCGGTATCGTTTGTGCGCTCCGAGCAACAGAATCAACCCGTTTCAGAGACGCGCACGAACCTTGACCGCATACGCGCCATGAGTGCGGAGGATATTGCAAATTGGGCGGTAAAAAATTTGGAATGCTGTTCTTGCCCGATAAGTGATAGCCGGGGGTATTGCTGTGAAACAACGAATTGCATGGCAACGTTTATAAAATGGCTCAACAGCCCTGTAAAGGAGGACGCGAAATGAGCGAGTACATAGAACGCGAAAGCATAAGGAAGGTGCTTATGGAGGTATGTTCGGACGAGAACTGCCCGATGTTTATCGCCGCGACAATCGATCAGGTTATTGACTATGAACCAGCCGCTGATGTTGCGCCAATAGTGCATGGCGAGTGGATCAGGTTTAAGGAATCCGATCCTGAAACTGGCTATATACACATGAGGTGTTCGGTGTGCAAAGCTTACTGGTCTGACCCGTCACACGCAGACCATTTCCGCTACTGTCCGAGCTGTGGCGCTAAGATGGACGGAGGTGACACGAATGAATACAAACCCTGAATGCTTTACGCCGGAGGGAAACCCGCTGTGTACTGGTAAGGATATGCCGGAATGCGAAAACTGTCAGCTCCGCGCTGGCTGGAACGGAGGCGGCAAAGCATGAAAAAGTTTTAAGTTTTATCTGGCATATAATTATCTTAATTGGATATCTACATATGAATGATTTTTATAATGAAACACAAATTTGATTTTGATAAGGAGAAATTATGACTGTAGAAGAACTTGGGAAAATAGAAGAACTTGAAAAGCAGATAGCAAGTCTGCAAGAGGAAATCAGGAAGCTGAAAGAAGTGAATGAAAAGAAAGAATTAAAGCCTCATAGGGTTAATGAAGGATTTGCTTATTACTATATCAATTCTGACGGAATTATCTATGACAATTTTGATGATTATCATATACCTGATACACTTAGATATCAATATGGCAATTATTATTGTTCAAAGAGCAACGCCATTCGAGATATGAATGAATTAAAAATTCGTAATAGAATAAGGCAACTTCACGATGTGTTGTGTGAGGGGTATCAGTTTAAACAAGATAAATGTAACTATTTTGTGCTTTACTCATTAGTGGAAATGAAGTATATCACTTCTTGGAATCGTATAGCTAAAGAGATAGGTACAATTTATTTTGATACAAAAGAACACGCTCAGCAAGTCTGCGACATTCTGAACGCCGAATTAAAAGGAACAAATGTGCAAGGAGATATATAATGGTATGGAACGTTTACTATTATAATATGGACTCTCATAAAATAGTCCCTTTCAATATTTTTAATCATAGTAGGTTCAGAGAGGACATTCAAAAGGCTTTTAAGAAGTGTAAAACAAAAGATGAATTTATTGAAAGACTAAAATCTGATTTATTTTACTATTTTGGTTTCAAAGCAGAATATGAAATAGTTCTTGCCCATGGTGTAGTGGGAGCGATAAAGAGACTATCAAGATAGATATTTATTCACAAATTATGCTGAATTGGGATAAGTTTGTTGAGTATGTATGGGATTGTAAAGGAAGTGATAATTAACGAGTGGCGGTTATTTTGAATATATGAAGAATTGAAATATTCTCTTTTCGGTTGGACAGATAAATACAAGAATATTCTTGAGGATAGAGAAATTTCTGAATTAGTTTGGGACGTACTAACACTGCTCCATGAATACGACTGGTATAAGTCTGGTGATAATGGTAGAGATGATTACCTTGAAGCAAAAAGAAATTTTAAGAAAAAGTGGTTTGCTCCTGATACAGTGGCAGACAGAAGAAAACACTATATAGACGAGGTTCTTGCTGAAGCAAAACAGGAATTATATGATACTTTTGATATTGAAAATAACGAAAATGAAAGAAAGGATATAACTTAATGAATCGTGGCGACACAGTGCAACTTATTGTTCCAGAGAAAGGTCGTAAATGTGTCGGTAAAATACTAAGAGAAATCAAGGGCAGTTACCAAGTGGGACTGCCCAATGGTTTATATATTATTTTACCGAAAGACCGATGGGAGCTTTGTGATAAATCAATTTCAGTGCCAGATAATATAGAAAGTCAAGAAAATAATGCAGAAAATAAAGACAATAAAAATGATGAAATTATAGATGATGAATAAAAAACAAAAAGTAGAATATTCAACATTAATATTTATTTATTTTTTAGGAATTTTTCTTTATTCGTTTATTATTTTCATCATTTTTATTAACCCTTGATTTTACCTATCTAAACCACTTGACAAAATCAAATATATGATATATAATATAGATACACCAAATTCGTTAGACAATATCACTACACACGATATTAAATTCTGTTTGGTGTATCAAATTTTATATAGCAACAATAATATTAAGGAACGAGGTGATGCAAGATGATTGTGTATGAAGATATGTGTGTAGGTTGTCCTCCAGATGTATGTGGTCGAGGTTATTGCCCATACAGTAAGCCGATACCTATTCACGTCTGCGATAGATGTGAAAACAATAGTGATGATTGCCTATACATATACAACAATGAGGAACTCTGTTACGATTGTGTTTATGACCAAATAAAGAGAGATTACCCGAATGAAGTAGAAAATGACGATAATTTCATAAATGACTTTATTGACAAATTAGACACATACACAGAGGATTAAACTTATTTATTTCAGGAAGGACATAAAAATGACAAACGTAAATGCACTCTCGCAGAAAGTAGGTGATTTTATTCGATTTAGAGATAACAAAGATATTATTTTTCGTACAGTATTGATAATTCTTTTGAGCATAGCTGATGGAGCAATGATTTATAAGAAATGTACTGAAGAAAAGCAAGAACAACAGCAAACACAAATAAGTAATGCTTTTAATAATGATTACACTCAAATCAGAAGCTCATTTGATTTAGATGTCTCCGACATTAATGTCGAGAACATACCTGCTACTAGAAGTATATATCTTAATGAATTGGCTAAATTATCAGAACCGATAAATTCAATAATCGTACAGACTGCCTCTGACAACAAAAATGATACAACAACAGAACCCGTCACACTTTATGACACCTTATCTGAAAATGAAATAGCAATGATTGAAATTACTATTCAGCATGAAGTTGGTAATTTCTCAAAAGAATACAAAACCTATGTAGCAGAGCTAATAAGAAACAGACTTATTTCAGAGGATTTCCCCAATACAGTTACAGAAGTCTTATTCCAAAAAAGTCAGTTTCAAGGAATATCAAACTGGCTATATTCGGGGATAACTCCTGATGAAGAAACCAAAGAGGTAGTTAAGGAAGTATTTAGTGCCGAAGGAACTTCACATTCAGCAACATATTACTACAATCCAGAGTTAAGTGAATATGATAGCCTTGTATGGTTTGAATATTCTGGAGACGTAGAATACGTTTTTGAATATAGTGAAACCAACTGGGGTACTACTTACACAACAAGATTTTTTGTATAAGTTAATGTGAATATGAAAAAGATAAAATTTAGAAAGGAATAAACAATATGAAGAGTTACGGATTTCTCTTAGCACACGGATATAAGATTATGAAAGGATATGTGGATGCTGATACACCAGAAGAAGCAAAGTGTAAAGCCCTCAATCAAGAATGGGATGATATTATTGATGAAGATGACACAGACGAACTCACGGTGGGTTATGAAGTTGTTGAGATTTGGGAAATTAATTAATTTTAAGAAAGGAATAAAAGCAATATGGGTTGCATGGGTATAGTAGGAAGTCAATGTCGTGATTGGGATAATAATTACAATATAATTAAGAACAATAATACAACGAAGGAATTTTCAGTACATTTTGAAAAGATTACAGATGTTAAGGACTTTGTAATACAAGCTGAGAAATTACCTAGCAAGATAGCTATTATCAGCCATAATAATTACATCTGTGATGCTAAGTCTTTAATGGGAGTATTCGGGCTTGACTTATCTCAACCTGCCAAGATTACTACCGCAAACGAAGATGATTACAACACACTTTTTAATTTCTGCGTAACTAGAGGCATTGCTACATGAGGTAACATTATGGCAGAGATTGAAAATAAAATTTTAGATAATCAGATAAATAATAAGATTGAACAAAATATAGAGCAAAAGGAAGACAAAAATACATACGTTCCTCTGACCGATGAGGAGTTTTACAGATTATTCAGAAATGAATTTTTGACTATAGATGACCCACGATATTTTTGGAGTGGGTATATTAAGAAGAATAAAAGGAGAAAAAGATAATTGCACGTTATATTAAATAATATTTCTAATGTTCAAGACGCTATTGAAGCAATGTACTTTACTAAGAGAACATGGACAGAAGAATTGCATAATGACTTGGCAAATCTTTATAATGAGTGTTTTGACAATCATGGTATATGGAGAAAAGACGTAGGCTCAGCAGACCGGGAAAGAATGACTAAGCTAATTACATCTGTTTGTAAAATGACTAAACGACATATTACAATAGGTCGTTTTATAGATTTTTCATTTACCGTTGTTGGGTTGCACAGAGGTGGGCAAGACGATTGGGATGCGCACACAAAGCGTTATGAAAATCGAATAATTCGCAACAGCACAAGGCTCGCTGATTTTGGAAATGAAAAGTCCGATTATTATAAAGACAAGATTCTTACCACCGATGAAGCATTATCCATTCTTGAAATCAAATCACCTAATGAGATTGAATATAATGGGAAAATTTATGTAAAAACTATAAATGGTTATATTTTAAAGGAATACATTGACAACAAAGACGTTAAGCGTGGATTATATATGCTTTCCATTCCATCAAATTATATTTTCAAAGTAAATCTTACAGAATTTGCTCATGTGTATAAGGAGCGCAATTCTGGTGGCACTGCCAACCCAGAGGTTAAGGAATGTGCTGAACAGTGCCTTAATCTTATCAACAATGTATTTGATATGATGGATAGACAGTTAATGCTTGATATTCAGAATTAAAAGGAGGACATATGTATAAAAATCTATATCTTATTGTTGGAGCTTCAGGTTCTGGCAAAACAACTGTTGCAAATGCTCTTGAAGAAAAGTATGGTTATAAGCAGTTACAATCCTACACAACAAGACCAATGCGCACAGAAAATGAAACAGGTCATACGTTTGTAAACGATGCTTTCTTTGACCAGTTGACTAACTTTATAGGTTACACTTCTTATGGGGATTACCGTTATGGAGCGACAGCAGAGCAAGCTAATAATGCTGACCTTTATGTAATAGACCCACAAGGCGTTGAGTTCTTAAAGAATCATTACAATGGCAAGCCCGTTAAGGTCATTACAATCACTTCCCCTGTTCACACTCGTATCAATCGTATGGAACAGCGTGGTGACAAGTTTAGCAAGATAATGGAAAGACTTCTCATTGATATTGATTTCAGGAACTTCCTCGGTGATTTCAATATTGACAATGGAGACAGTACAAAACTTAATGATATAGTCAAAAAGATACATGAATATATTGTTAAATGCGAAAGCGAAACAGAGGTTGATACATGATTATAGCTTGTGATGTGGATAATGTCTTAAACAATCTGACCGAAAGCGTATTAAAGGCTTATAATTCAGACCATAATGATAATCTCAAAATAGAAGATATTAAATCTTATGGCATTGAAGAATATGTTAAGCCTGAAATTAAGAAGAGCTTCCCTTCCCTGTTCCTTGATAAGAGAGTTTGGAAAGGTATATCAGTAATGCCCGGGTGTGTTGAAGTCTTAAAGAAATGGCATGATAATGGGCATGAAATATATTTTGTGACCGCTACAAATACAGAAAATATGCACAAGAAAGCAGAATGGTTACAACGCACGTTCCTTTTTATGGACGTAAGAAAGAACCTCATCTGTATGCAGAAGAAACAAATGCTTAGTGGAAATATTGATGTACTTATTGATGACTGTATTGATAATTTAGATAATGGTAAATATCATTCTATAGTATTTGATTATCCATGGAATCAAGATGAATACCATGTTCCTGATTCTCCTTTCAATTACAGATTTCTTAGCCATAGAGCCTATAATTGGGAAGATATAGACAGACAATTACAAATCACATATGATTATATGTCTAATCCTACTTTACAGAACAAGCTCCCCCGATTCATACATAGATAAAACAATGATGATAGTAACAATTATCTTAGGTATAACAATAGGTTTCATCCTCTTCGGACTTGGTTATCTGACTGCTTCAATGGTGTTTATGTCTAAACACACTGATGAAATTGATAAAATTGATGTGTTGAATAACCAAGTTAAAGAGAATGAAAGCATAAAGTTAAATAGGAATAAAACAAGAAACGACAATAATAAAAACAATAAAGAAGGAATAAGTGATATGAGATGATAAAAGAAAATCAAATCAAAGTTATTAAACGCAATGGTGATATTGTAGATTTCAATAAAGACAAGATTTACAATGCTGTATCAAAAGCGTTCGTAGAAACATATTCAGGTATTGCAGAATACAACATGGGTATAGCGCATAGAGTTACAGATAATGTTGTTCTAAAGATTTACAATCTCTATAAGAACCAAATTTCGGTAGAAGAAATTCAAAATATAGTTGAACGTGAACTTATGGACAATGATAAGAGTGTTGCTCAAGCGTACATAAGATATCGATACAAGAGAGAGATGGTAAGAGGATTACACAATACTGATAATGAAATGCTATCTCTTATTGATTGTGAGAATGAATCTATAAAAGAAGAAAATTCAAATAAAAATCCAACATTGCTTCCTACTCAAAGAGATTACATGGCAGGTACAGTTTCAAAGGATTTAACAAATAGAGTTCTTCTCCTAGAGGATATTGTTAAAGCACATAATGACGGAATTATTCATTTCCATGATGAAGATTATTTTGCTCAACATATGCACAACTGCGATTTAATCGATCTCAATGATATGTTACAAAATGGGACAGTTATCAGTGGCACAATGATTGAAAAGCCACATAGTTTTGCTACTGCATGTACCATTGCTACACAAATTATTGCACAGGTGGCTAGTAATCAATATGGCGGTCAGAGCATAACTTTGTCGGCACTTGCGCCATTTGTCGATATTTCACGACAAAAAATCCGCAAAGAGGTTGAACATTTTTTTAAATCTTTTAATTGGGAGATTAAAGATGGTGATTTACCTACTATTGATGATATTGTAGAAGAAAGAGTACAAGAAGAAATTAAGCGCGGTGTTCAAACTATTCAATATCAAATAGTTACACTTATGACAACAAATGGTCAGTCCCCATTCGTAACCGTATTTATGTATCTTAACGAAGTACAGAACAAGCAAACAAAACACGACCTTGCACTTATTATTGAAGAGGTACTTAAACAGCGTTATCAGGGAGTTAAGAATGAAGTTGGTGTTTGGATAACACCTGCTTTCCCGAAACTTATTTATGTCCTTGAAGAAGATAATATTCACGAGAACTCACCTTATTATTATCTTACCAAACTTGCTGCAAAGTGTACTGCAAAAAGGCTTGTTCCAGATTATATTAGTGAAAAGGTAATGAAACAGCTTAAAGATGGTCATTGCTTTACAAGTATGGGTTGCAGAAGCTTTCTTTCACCTTGGAAAGATGAAAACGGAAATTATAAATTCTATGGTAGATTTAATAAAGGTGTCGTAACAATTAATCTTGTTGATGTTGCGCTCACAGCAAAGAAGAATAACCCAAATAATATAATGACAGAATTTTGGAAGATATTTGATGAACGTCTGGAACTTTGTCATAGAGCTTTGATTTGTAGATATGAAAGACTCAAGGGTACACCGTCAGATGTTGCACCTATTCTTTGGCAATATGGAGCATTGACAAGACTTAAAAAGGGTGAAGTAATTGATAAATACCTTACAGGTGGTTATTCAAGTATTTCTCTTGGCTATGCAGGTCTGTGGGAATGTGTTTATGCTTTAACTGGTCACAAACTTACTGAAAAAACAGGTCGGGATATCGGCAAGAAAATAATGCAGTATATGAACGATAAGTGTGACGATTGGAATAAAGACCTTAATCTCGGATTTTCAATTTACGGTACACCTCTTGAATCGACAACATATAAGTTTGCCAAGTGTTTACAGAAGCGTTTTGGTATTATAAAGGGTGTAACCGATAAGAATTACATAACCAATAGTTATCATATACACGTTACAGAACCTATTGATGCTTTCACAAAGCTTTCTATAGAATCTGAGTTTCAGTCTCTTTCAACCGGAGGAGCAATTAGCTATGTAGAAGTTCCTAATCTAAATAATAATATTGAAGCAGTGCTTGAAGTAATCAAGTTTATTTATGACCATATAATGTATGCTGAACTCAATACAAAATCTGATTATTGTCAAGTATGTGGATTTGATGGCGAGATACAGATTATTGAAGATAAAGAAACAGGTAAACTTGTATGGGAATGTCCCAATTGTGGCAATAGAGATGAAAAGAAACTAAACGTGGCTAGAAGAACTTGTGGTTATATAGGAAGTAATTTTTGGAACGCAGGGCGAACTCAAGAAATAAAAGAAAGAGTTATACATATAGGAGACAATTAATGATTATATCTGAAAATTTTAAATCTTTGTGGATTGAAAATTATGGGTATATTCAGGTTGGAACAGATGGAACGATTATTGGCAAAAAGGAGTCTTAAAACCTAATAATCAAAACACTAAAGGTTATTATAGAGTTCATCTTGGAAAACATATGTATTCTGTGCATAGACTTGTTGCTGAAGCTTTTATACCGAATCCTAATAATTATCCACAAGTAAACCATATTGATGGTGATAAAAATAATAACACTGTTTATAATTTAGAGTGGTGCAACAATAAATACAATCGAAGACACGCAGTAATTAATAATCTATCCAGTGCAAAAATCACTTTAGAACAAGCAAATGAAATAAGAAACAAATATAATAATGAAAAGATAACATACCAACGGTTAGGAACTATGTATAATCTTGATAGCAGTATGATAGGATATATTATTCGAGGCGATAGTTGGAATTATGAATTACATAAAAATCAGTAAATATGATACTGCCAATGGTATAGGCATAGGAGTTGTACTCTGGGTCTCGGGGTGCAACCGCCACTGCTTTGGTTGTCACAATCCTCAAACTTGGAATTTTATTGCAGGACAACCCTTTACAGAAAATACAATGCAAGAGCTTCTCAAAGCACTTGATAAATCTTATATCTCTCGATTAACTTTTTCAGGTGGGCATCCACTTGAACCACAAAATCTTGAAACTGTTTATAAAATTGTTAAAATGGTTAAAGAGAAATTTCCCAACAAATCAATCTGGCTTTATACAGGTTATACTTGGGAAGAAATATTTGACAAAGAAGAGAAATATGAAAACCTTGAAGTAAATGGGGTTTCCCCATTAGATGTTGTTAAGTATTGTGACGTTCTTGTTGATGGCAGATATGAAGATGATAAAAGAGATATTTCTCTCGCTTGGCGAGGCTCATCAAATCAGAGGTGCATTAGTGTTCAAGAAAGTCTGGAACAAGGTAAAGTAATCCTCTATTGTGACTAAAAATCGTAAAAAATAGGCTCTTGCCATATTACAAAGCAAGAGCCTAACAATACGATAAATCAAAAATTTCATTGTACAAAAGGAGTAATAAAAATGAAAGCATTAAGTCAATTCCAATGTGAAATTTGCAACACAATATATAAATCCAAAAGTGAATGTCAAAATTGCGAAAGCACCCATCAACGTCCTCGAATGATAGTCTATAACAAGTTTAATTCTTATAAGAATGATGGCAAATATCCCAATTACATTGATGTCGAAATGGCTGATGGCAAGACAATGAGGTACAAAAGATAATGAACGAATACATAAAATCACCTATAAACTATGTAGGTAATAAATATCGCCTAATCAAGCAGATTATACCTTTGTTTCCTAAAAAGATTTCAATGTTTGTAGATGCTTTCGGTGGATCAGGAACGGTTTTAATGAATACAGAAGCAGACTATTACATATATAACGACATAAATCCTTATGTTTCAAGTATTGTGTCGGGATTGTTCTCAACGTCTTATGATGAAATAATCAAGCAGATTGAAAACATTATTTCAGAATACGATTTGAGTATGATAAATAAGGAAGGCTTTGAAAGACTTCGTGATAGTTATAATAATGGCAGAAAAGATTGGATTACATTATATACTTTGATGTGCCATTCATTTAATCATCAGTTCCGTTTTAATAACAAGCACGAATATAATAGTAGTTTCGGTAAAAATCGCAGTTATTTTTCTGACAGGCAAAAACAGGACTTACTTGCTTTAAAACATAGATTTGAGAATAAAGACCCAATAATAGTATCGTCTAAAAACGCTTTCGATTTTGATTTTTCAGACTTTGACGAGAACGATCTGATATATTTTGACCCACCTTATTTTAACTCTGTTGGTAATTATAACGATGGAAAACGTGGCTTTGAGGGTTGGACTGCTGAACACGAAAAGAAACTTTACGAATTACTGGATGGGTTGGACGAACAGGGAACAAGGTGGGCTTTATCAAATAACCTAAAGTATAACAATGAATTTTTAGATGCTTGGAAAGATAAATATCATATTCATTATTTATCTGGAGACTATCTAAATTGTAATTATCACAAGAAAGACCGAGAAACCAAAGATATAGAAGTGCTGATAACAAATTATTAAAGTAAGGAGATGTCAAATTTTGAGCAACAATAAAGATTGGACAGGTAATTCAAAAGCTGTGTTTTCAACATTATCAGCAAGCAGTCATTCAGATACAGATCGTCAAAATGAAGATTACTATGCAACACCACCTTTTGCAGTTATAAAGCTCTTAGAAAAGGAAAAGTTTAATCATTACATATGGGAATGTGCTGCTGGAGAATTACATATTTCAAATACTCTTGAAAAAAATGGTTATAAAGTAAGAAGTACAGATATTGTTGATAGAACCAATGGTAAAATAGAAACTCTTGACTTTCTTACTGCTTCAGCAGATAAGATGTCACCTGATATAATTACAAATCCACCCTATAAATATGCAACTGAATTTGTAGAACACGCACTTAATATATCAATGGATTCTGTAAAAGTAGCTATGTTTCTCAAGATACAATTTCTTGAAAGTCAAAAACGCAGAGAATTGTTTGAGAAATATCCTCCAAAGAAAATTTATGTTTTTACAAATAGAGTTAATTGTGGTAAGAACGGCGTATTTGGTAAGGAATCGTCAGCGGTTTGCTATTGTTGGTTTATATGGGAGAAAGGATTTACTGGCAAACCCATAGTGGATTGGATATAAGGAGGTAAATATGTATCAAAATTGTTGTAAAAAATGTGGAAGTGTTTCTCTGTATACAGAAAAGAAGGGCAATAACATTGGTCTTTATTGTAAAGATTGTGGAGCTTGGATTAAATGGCTCGGTAAAGATGAATTAAAAGCATTTGAACATTCTCAAATAGAAAAGAATAAATCAAGTTTATCTGATAAAAACGCAACTATTACTTCTTGGAGAAACATTTTATCAGTTTTAAAAGAAACAGGATATGATTATTTATATCAAGATGATATTACAAAAGTTGCAGATGTTTTAAGAGAATATTATGGGCTTTAAAACATAATAAAAACAGTATTTTGTTTTAAATTAATCGAGGTTTAAAATATGTCAGTTATAAGAAAAATTCGTAGAAACATAAACAAAAATATGTGTAGCCAAATGAATTATCTTTCGGCGTTGCAACAATTATGGATAATTTTAAACCGAAAGAACTTAGGGAATGAAGATTATATTAATGAATGTATATCGCTTAGAAATGCAATTAGTTTAAGTAATTTAATTACTTTTCCAGATAAAATACATTTGACAAAACTCATAGATGATATACTTTTAAAATGAGTAAATGTAAAATCAGAAATTAAAGACTCGTTTTATTGTAAATTGAAAGGAAGCGATTAAATGAACCTAAAAGTAAATATATCTGTTGATGATTATGCTGATATTGAAGATATTCAAAATCAAATTATTCATGAAGCAGCAGTTCAAATGTTAAATGAAGTAATGCGTAATCAAGACCATTATGGCAGGAGCTTTAAAGACAAGCTTACAGAAACCGTTATTAAGATGATTGGTAATGCTCTTGATGATGATATGAAAAACGAAATTACAGAACGTGTTAAAACTGATGTTTTTAATAAGTATATTAGAACCAAACAGTATAAAGAACTTAAAGACGAGTTTGATATTGCCACAGATAAAGAAATTGAATCAGGTTTACAGAAAATTATTTCTAAATTGGTTAAATCAGAAATGCAGAAAATGTTTAAGTGATATTTTGTAGAGAGGGTTGAAATTCAAATGTATATGAATAAGCCACTTAATTTATCAAAAAGTTCAGACGAACTAAAACAACTTATCGCAGAAAATCCTGACTTGCCTATAGTGGTTCTTGTAGGTCGGTATGCAGTTTCAGATGATTATGGGTATACATATTGCTCGGACATACATTTTAGCATTGAAGAAATCCTTGATTGTACTTTACCGTTTGGTGAGGGTTGTGTGTACAATGACCGAGATACCTTTAAAAATGTTCTGTTGGATTACCTTGATGGTAACGAAGAATATCCAAATTTATCTGACGAAGAATTTCAAACCCTGTTAGCTAAAGAACTCAGCAAGTATGAACCATATTGGAAGAAAGTAATTGCTATAAAAGGTGATAATTGAAAGGAGAATATAAAATGAAAACGATAGGAATTTTTACAGACAACGAATTAATAGTTCTTAGAACAGCCATTGATATAATCAATGATTATGAAAAGGCTGGTGTAACCGTAACTAAACAAACACGAACTAAATTTGACCTATATGTTGATTTTTCAGACGGTACAAAAGTTGAATGGATAAAACCAAATTTAAATTCAAGAGGACATAAAGTTACAGATGGTTATATTGACATTAGCACTTGTTCTCGTGAGGCAATTACAAATATTATACTTCCGTGTATTATGGATATTGATAAAGAGCCTGAAATTGTCATAATCGATTCAAATCCAAGTCGTAAAGATTATGACCTTGATACTCTTATTGATAGCCTTGAAAAGATAAGACTTATTAAGGGAAATCTTGTGAATATCGGTTTCGTTGATTCTGAGGGTTATGATACAATTACAGGAATAATCGTAGACAAAGATAACTTTTTAGGATTTAATAATTATAATTGATACAATGAAAATCCACTTTTATTGTACAAAAGGAGTTAATGAAAATGTTTATACAATCTCAAAATAAAAAAATAATAATAAATACTAAGACAATGATTAGTTTATATCAAAGAGAAAATCAAATATTTTGTCTCACAGATTATGATGCTGACTCACTTGGTTTCCTTATGGGTAGTTATAAAAATGAAGAAGAAGCAAACGATGTCTTACTTCATTTGTTTGATGAAATTAAAGGCGAAGACATAACCCATAGTTTGAGATAGGAGTTGATAAAAACGCTTGAAATAAATAATGTCTATAATATGGACTGCATTGAGGGACTTAAACAGATACCTGATAAATCAGTTAATATGTACTTTGTAGATTTACCCTACGGAGTAACTACTAAAAACAAGTGGGATAATATTATTCCACCAGAACCAATGTGGGAGCAAATAGAAAGGACACTGAAAGACAATGGTGTAATCTTATTCTTCGGGCAAGATAAATTCACTGCTAAGATGATGTTGTCTAATGAGAAAATGCACAAGTACAATATCATTTGGGAGAAAACTACGCCTACGGGTCATCTCAATGCAAAGAAAATGCCTTTGAGAATACATGAAGATATAATGGTTTTCTACAATAAGCTACCTACTTATAATCCACAGAAAACAACAGGACATAAACGTAAAGTGAGCAAAGCTGAAAGTAAAATAAATTGTATTCAAACCTCTAACTATGGGAACTTTGGCTTAACTACTTATGATAGTACAGAGCGTTATCCAACAAGTATTTGGAAATTTGCTACTGACAAACAAAAATGTTCTCTACACCCTACACAAAAACCTATTGAACTTTGCAGGTATGCAATTCGTACATATACAAACGAGGGTGATTTGGTAGTTGATTTTTGTTGTGGTTCAGGTTCTATTTTAAAAGCTGCTCAACTTGAAAATAGGAATTACATAGGTATAGATAATGGTGTTTGCGACCGTAAAGGAGAATTTGAAAATTGGTTTTGGGCTGATGTAGCTAAGTATAGACTTGAAAATATGGATAAATAAGGAGAGTATATATGAATACAAATTGTTTAGTAGTAAATTTATTCGGTGTTCCCGGCGCAGGTAAAAGCACTGGAGCAACTTATATCTTTAGCAAACTTAAACTTGCTGGTATAAATGCTGAATTGATTACAGAGTTTGCAAAAGACAAAGTATGGGAAGAAAATTCAGTAATATTTCAACCCGACAATCAGGCTCACATATTTGGTAAACAGTTTTATAGAATGAACCGTTGCAAGGACAAGGTTGAAGTAATCGTAACCGACTCTCCCTTGTTACTATCTTCATTTTATAATTCTAGTGAAATTCTCGGTGAAGCTTTTAATAAAATGGTATATAATTGTTTTTGTTCATTCAACAATAAAACGTATCTATTAAAAAGAGTAAAACCTTATAATCCTAATGGTAGACTTCAGACTGAAGAAGAAAGCAACGCTCTTGTTGTGCCACTGATAGAAAAATTAAACACTTGGAATATCTCGTATGCTATCTGCAACGGAGATATCAATGGCTATGATGATATTGTGAATGAAATTTTAGAAAATTTAAGAAGCAACTGAAAAATATAAATTTTCTAAAAATCAACCTCTCTCTACCCTCGGTAAAACAAGGGATAGAAAAATTCAATTTTACGATAAAACCTTTCTTTCATCGTAAGTTTATAAAAAGGAGATAATAAATGAATCAACCAAACGAATTAAAAGATTTCTGGAGACGTACAGTTACAATATATGTTGATGATATTCCATTTCAACGTTATCAATATGTGCCTATATATGAGTTTCGCCAACCTGATAAAATCGAAACAGAAATGATTAAAAATCTTATAGACAAACAAAGTCCTTATTACAATAATGACGTTTATAATATGGTTAAGAATAAATTCAACGGAGATATTTGGTATAAAAATGGGAAAGTCTGCAAAATTAAAGACAATGCTCTTGTAACTATTAAAACAACTTATAACAAGGCATATCCACAATATGAGTAAAATGATGGAACAAGTTAATCCTGATGACTTTATATCTTATATGAAAGATAGAGGTATGACAGTTTGTCCGATGATAAATAAGTAAAGAGGAGGTAAAAAGAGTGTTAGAAATTTTACAGTACATATTCAGTGATTTTTGGCATTGGCTCGGAACAGTTATTTTGATAGCAGTAATACCAATGCCATTTAGGCTTGTTATTCGTAATAAAAAAGAAAAATCTGAGAACAATCCAAAGGAGAACAGGATATGAATAAAATAATTTATCTTGATAAAGCAGGAACATATGGAAATATTCCCAAACCCATCTTAACTTCTATACTCTCCTACTTAAACGGGATGTGTGGTAATGCCTCATCTTTGTATTCAATTGGCAACAAAGCACTCTCAGAAGTCAATAAAGCAACAGATTTAATAAAGAGAACCACAAATGCAAAAGAAGTATATTATACCAGTGGTAGTTCAGAAAGCAATAATTGGGTTATTAACAATTTTCGCCATAGTACAATTATCTCAAGCACAATAGAACACCCCTCTATATTAAACACATTAAAATACTATGCTCAAGAATATTGTCTTAACTATAAATTGATTGGTGTTGATAATAAAGGTATAATCAAAAAAGACGAACTTGAAAAGGCTCTATCCGAAGGAGCAGGATTGTGTACCATTATCGGAGTAAATAATGAATTGGGCATTATTCAAAACATCAATGCTATTTATGATTTATGTCATAAGTATAATTGCAAATTACATACTGATTTAACCCAAGCATTTTCACATATTGATATTTCTAAACTCAAATACGATTATGCTTCTTTATCAGCCCATAAATTTGGTGGCTTACAAGGAGTGGGGACATTACTTTGTAATAGCCCCATCAATTCTTTTATTATTGGAGGACATCAGCAAGGCTCTATGCGTGGTGGCACATATAATCTTCCCGGAATCATCTCAATGGGCAAAGCTTCAGAACTCTACAACTACTCTCCTGAAAAAGACAAGTGTTGTAGAGAAATCCAGAATAAATTCTATAATGCTTTCTCACAAATGACAGATGTACATTTTAACACAGATATAGAACACTCCATATCATCAACTCTAAATGTTGGATTTAAGGGTGTTGAATCCGAATCTCTCATGTTATTACTTGATATGGATGGTATTTGTGTATCAGCAGGTTCAGCTTGCAATAGTGGCTCATTAGAACCTAGTCATGTATTAAAAGCTATCAACTGTCCAGAAGAATATATCTACAACAGTATCAGATTAAGTTGGGATGATACACTTACTAATGAAGATGTAAATTATACAATTGAAAGAATTATGAATAATGTAAAGAAAGTTAGAGGTTATATATAATATGATTACAACAGTTAAATTTGCAAAAGTAAGACCCACAGCAGAAATACCCACAAAGAGAGTTGAAGATGCAGGGTATGATATCTATGCTGACTTTGAAGAAGACTATATAATTGTTCCTCCCCACAAAACAAAAATGATACCCACTGGTATAGCTTCAGCTTGCGATACAGATTATTGTTTTATCCTCAAGGAGAGAGGTTCAACAGGCAGCAAGGGTATTGCTCAGAGATGTGGAGTAATAGATTCAGGATATCGGAATGAGTGGTTTGTCCCTATTACCAACACAACGGATAAGACTTTATATATTGCAAAGAATACTTCTGATATAAATGTTAATAATAAAGATAGTTTTGCATATCCTTACGGAAAGGCAATAGCACAAGCAATTATAATTCCCGTTCCCCAAGTTGACATAGAGGAATATACATATGATGAACTGAAAGCAATCCCATCACAAAGAGGAAATGGAGCATTAGGAAGTAGTGGAAAATAATTCAGAAGATATACGTTTATACACCGTAAAAGAAGTATCGAAAATTCTTCACACAAATACAACTTATGTATATGAATTAATAAAAGCAAAGAAATTACCTGCTTTAAAATTAGGGTCATATAAAGTCAGACATTCTGCATTAGTAGAGTTTCTTACAATTAATGAAAATAATGATTTGACCAACCCTTATGACATAAAGCCTTTATAAATATAATTGCAAATTGCCATAGTTATATAATATAATTTTATCTCTTACACGTCCACAAGCAATAAAAATCCCGCCCACAACTTTTTCAAATGTGGACGGGATGTGGACGGCTAAGAGATTTTTCTTTTATTGAATGTTATTTTGTAAAGTTATTCAATTAATCAAAATCTCTGTATTTGGCTTGAAATCAAGCCTTGAGTGCTTCCTCTACAAGTACTGCGCAAGCAACGGTAGCGCCAACCATGGGGTTGTTGCCCATACCGATAAGACCCATCATCTCAACGTGTGCAGGAACGGAGGAAGATCCAGCGAACTGCGCGTCGGAGTGCATACGTCCCATTGTATCGGTCATGCCGTAGGAAGCAGGACCAGCAGCCATGTTATCAGGGTGCAGGGTACGGCCTGTACCACCGCCGGAAGCTACGGAGAAGTACTTCTTGCCCTTCTCTACGCACTCCTTCTTGTAGGTACCTGCAACGGGGTGCTGGAATCTGGTCGGGTTGGTGGAGTTACCAGTGATGGAAACGTCAACGCCTTCCTTCCACATGATTGCTACGCCCTCGGTAACGTCGTTTGCGCCGTAGCAGTTAACCTTAGCGCGCAGACCGGTGGAGTATGCCTTGCGGAATACTTCCTTAACCTCGCCGGTGTAGTAATCCATCTCGGTCTCAACATATGTAAAGCCGTTGATTCTGGAGATGATCTGTGCAGCGTCCTTGCCAAGACCGTTCAGGATAACGCGGAGCGGCTCCTTACGAACCTTGTTTGCCTTCTCTGCGATACCGATAGCGCCCTCAGCAGCCGCAAAGGACTCGTGACCTGCCAGGAAGCAGAAGCACTTTGTCTCTTCCTCGAGCAGCATCTTGCCGAGGTTGCCGTGACCGAGACCAACCTTACGCTGATCAGCAACAGAGCCAGGAATGCAGAATGCCTGGAGGCCTTCGCCGATTGCAGCGGCAGCGTCGGCAGCTCTGGTGCAGTTCTTCTTGATAGCGATAGCGCAGCCTACTGTGTAAGCCCACTTAGCGTTCTCGAAGCAGATGGGCTGGATCTTCTCAACTTCATGATAGATGTCAAGACCCTTTGCCTTGCAGATATCAGCACATTCCTCGATGGAGTTGATGCCGTAGTTCTTCAGAACAGCAAGGATCTGGGGTTCGCGTCTGTCGTAGGATTCAAATAAAGCCATTGTTTTCTACCTCCTATTACTGCTTTCTCGGGTCGATGAACTTAACAGCGTCAGCAACGCGGCCGTACTGACCGTGAGCCTTCTCGAATGCTGTGTTAGCGTCATCGCCGTTCTTGATGAATTCCATCATCTTGCCGAAGTTTACGAACTTGTAGCCGATGATCTCGTCATCTTCGTTCAGAGCAAGCTCAGTAACATAGCCGTCGGTCATCTCGAGGTAGCGGGGACCCTTCTTCAGAGTACCGTACATTGTACCGATCTGGGAACGGAGACCCTTACCGAGGTCCTCAAGGCCTGCGCCGATCGCAAGACCGTCCTCAGAGAAAGCGGACTGGGTTCTGCCGTAAACGATCTGGAGGAACAGCTCTCTCATTGCTGTGTTGATAGCGTCGCAAACGAGGTCGGTGTTGAGAGCCTCAAGAATGGTTCTGCCGGGGAGGATCTCAGCCGCCATAGCAGCAGAGTGAGTCATACCAGAGCAGCCGATGGTCTCAACGAGCGCCTCCTGGATAACGCCGCCCTTTACGTTGAGGGACAGCTTGC